TACTATTACGTTGAGTCTAGCCCACTGCCCCTCTCTAGGAGCGGTAGGTAATAGGAGGTATGAGCGCCGAGGGCTTGTGCTTATCCAGCTCTACGCTGCCGTTAACAGAGGTCTCCTACGGCTAGACGAGTTAGCTAACACAGCCCTCGGCCTCTTTGAAGGCAAGACAATAGATCAGGTATTCTTTTACGACGCTAGACCGCAAGAGGCTCCTAAAGAGGGGCAGTGGGCTAGACTCAACGTAATAGTAGAGTTTACCTACGACGAGATTAAGTAGGAGGTTAACCTATGGCAAGGGTATCAACGAACAAGGTTGCCCTAGCGTATGCCAAAGAGGAGACCATAGGGGTACTCCCCACTACCCCTCAATGGAAGACGCTAGAGCCTAACGATATTACTACCTTCGGATCAACGATCACTACGGTAGCCCGAGAACCTATCTCGAAGGACAGACAGAGGAAAAAGGGAACCACTACGGATCTGGAAAGTGCTGTAGAGTTTGAAGCAGATCTGACAATGGAGCACGTCCTAGACTTCCTGTCTAACTTCGTTATGGCAGACTACGCGGGTACCGCGCCGTGGGGAGAGTATCAGTCAGAGCAGTTTACTGACGTAATCAACGCTACGAGTGACTACACAGTAACTGCAGACGGAGCGCTCAGCGCTGGTCAACTCATCTACGTTAGGGGCTGTACGAACTCAGATAACAACGGACTCAAGACCGTTGTAGCAGGATCTACGGCTACTAGCATTCGAGTAGCAGAGACGCTCGTTGACGAAGACCCTGTACCTACAGAGGCTCGTATAGCAGTCTGTGGATACGAGGGAGACGCTGCAGACCTGGAGATAGACGCAAGCGGAGACCTCATTAGCAACGGTGGAGTTGACTTCACTACGCTGGGCTTGACTGTCGGACAGGTCATCTGGATAGGAGGCACTGCAGCACTCAACCGCTTTGCAGAGGATATCAGTAACGACACTAACAGAGGCTGGGCTCGTATCACTGCTATTACTGCAGCTAAGCTCACCCTGGACAAAAAGAGTACCGTCTTTGCTGTAGATGACGGATCAGGGAAAGAGATACATATTTACTTCGGACGCTTCCTCCGGAACGTCTCAGTAGATGACGCTCTCTACCTGGAAGAGTCACTGCAGTTCGAGGCAGCGTATGAGGATCTCGGAGGAGTGGGTACTCCTGAGTACGAGTATGCAAAGGGTAACTACTGTAACCAGGTTCAGGTACAGCTACCTCTGACTGACAAGGCTACAGCTACCTTCGGGTTCCACGGTACGGACACTGCACCTCCGAGCGGAAGCCGTGCTACTGGTGCAGACACTCCGCTTGCTCCTGTACAGACGGTAGCTTTCAACACGTCTGCTGATATTGCAAGGCTCAGGATCATTGAGCTTGACGAGACAGGTATAAGTACCTGTTTCAAGTCTCTGAACCTGACCCTTAACAACAATATCAGCCCTATAAAGTGCCTCGGTACTTTAGGAGCTACAGCTCTCAACGTAGGACAGTTCTTCGTTGACGTAGAAGCTCAGCTCCTCTTCACTAACTCTGCTGTTCCCACTGCCATAAGGGACAACACTACGGTAGCTCTTGACTTCGCTCTCAGGAATGATGACGGAGCTTTCTTCGTAGACGTTCCCTCTATGACAATGGGAGGAGGAGACAAAGAGTTCCCTGCTAACGAGAGTGTGCTCATTAACACTACCTCAATGGCATTCGAGGACGCTACCCTCGGTTACTGTATCAGTGTCTCTCTTTTCCCGTACGCTCCTGCAGCTTAACGGGTAAGTGAGCTACATAGTCTCTCAACGTAGCGGAGAGAGACTGAACAAAAGGAGACCTACAATGAGTAAGTATGATTACCTGAAGAAGAAGGAGCCTAAAGGCACTGTCCCTTATGTTCTAGAACGTCTGGACAAGACTCACGGGGAGCCTACTCTTATAGTAGCTCCAGCGTTCGGGGCTAATAAGGACTACTTCAATGCTCTGCTGAAGAGGAGGAGGACAGGCCCTGCTAGACTCACTCCTAAGAAGCTGACAGAGAAGCTGGAAGCCCATACCATTGAGGACACCAGGAATGATGACAAGGTATTGTATCCTCGTCACGTCATCAAAGGCTGGGAAAACATAACGGACAATGACGGCAAAAAGGTTCCCTTCTCTGTGGAGGAAGTAACAGAGTTCTTGAAGGTTCTACCTGACTGGATCTTTGACGAGGTACGGGTCTTCTGTGTACAGCCTGAGAACTTTGTTGAGGAAGAGCTACCGGACACGGAGGAAGTCTCAAAAAACTAGCGGAGCGTCTAAAGTGGGAACTTGAATACCAGGACAGGAGCTTTGCTGTAGAAGTCCTCATAGCTAGGAAGTTACCTCTTCCTGAGTGGGCTCTCAACGAACCTCTACTATACCCTGGAGATCAGTTCTATTTAGACGCTTTCTATGAGCTAAGTACCTGCCGTCCTATAGGTGTGTTTTTAGGGCCTATTCCGTGGAGGGATATTGTCTACTATGCTCAGTACTTCGAGCTAGACGAGGATCTACTACCGCTCTTCGTTCAGGTAATAAGAGCAATGGACACTGTGTACCTGGAATGGGTAAGGAAGAAGGCTAAGAAGAGTGGCTGACTTCTTCATACGAGTTAAGGTAGATCCTACTCAAGCAGTAGCAGCTAACCGAGTAGTACAAGGATCTCTTGCTACTACTGAGGCACGGGCTAAGACTCTCCAGGCTACGCTTGTCAAGACCTTTGCTATCTTCGGAGCTGCAGTAGGTGTAGGAGCCGGTATCAAGCTACTTGCTGACTTCTCGCAAGAGATGAGCACAGTACAGGCTATTACCGGAGCTACTGCTTTTGAGTTTGAGCAGCTAGAAGAGACTGCAAAGCAGCTCGGAGCTACTACCAGGTTCACAGCCTCGGAAGCAGCTCAAGGTATGGTACTCCTATCTCGTGCAGGCTTCAATGCTGCTGAGACAATGGAGACCGTAGATGACACGCTCAAGCTTGCTCAGGCTGGAGCGCTAGACCTTGCCTCTGCAGCTGATATCACAGCAAAGACTATACGAGGCTTCCGTCTCGATACAGACCAGGCCTCTAGGGTTGTGGACGTTCTAGCTCTTGCTGCTAACACGTCTAACACGAACGTTCAGCAGCTCGGAGAAGCAATCAAGTTCGTTGCTCCTGTATCAGCTGGTCTCAGGGTATCTCTTGAAGAGACCGTAGCTGCTGTTATGGCCTTGTCAGATGCAGGCCTGCAGGCTTCTCTTGCTGGTACCGGACTCCGTAGAGTTATGGCAGAGCTTGAGTCCGTAGGAGGCCCTGCTGCAAAGATACTCAAGGATCTGGGTATAGAGGAAGAGAACGTAGAGGTATCCACAGTAGGCCTCGTTGTAGCTCTTCAGCAGATGGAGAAAGCAGGCATTGACACGGGCAAGGCTCTTGAGGTCTTCGGGCAACGTGGAGGCCCTGCTTTTGAAGTCCTGAAGAGTAACATACCTCATATACAGGACGCTATAAAACATCTCAAAGCAGCAGGAGGTACTGCAGATGAGATAGCCCGTATTATGGACGATAACCTCAACGGGGCTCTTCTTCGTACTAAGTCTGCCTTCGAGTCTGTTGTACTTGAGATGGGTAAGCTAGGGGCTCAGGAGAACCTAAAGCAGTTCTTCGAGGGTCTAGCTGGTGCACTCCGTAAGCTGTCAGAGAATCTCGAAGCTACTATAGATCTGGTAAAGGCCCTCGGGGTGACAATGGCAATAACCTTCGGGCCTCAGATCTTCGGTAAGGCTACTATCCTCATTGTCAATATGTCTAAGGGTCTTCTCAAGCTGTCCGTGGGAATGGCAGCAATGAGTACGGGCTCTACTGTGGCCTTGAGAGCTAGTGTGCTTCGTCTTGCTGCAGCGTTCCGTAATCTGTGGGGAGTCATCATGACTAACCCGCTTATTGCATTCGGAGCGGTAGCAATCGGAGGGACTATAGCATTGATGGACAAGCTTAACCGAGAGATGGACGAAGCAGAGAGGATGCAGGATGCTGCACACGCTAAAGCCCTGCAGATGATACGTGCTCGGTTAGCAGAAGTGAAAGCACTCAAGGCACAGAAGGAAGAGCAGGAGAAGCAGACTAAGGCTGTTGCTGGGTTCATAACCAAACTGAAAGAAGAGAACAGACTCCTACGTATGACTGAGGAGGCTAGAGAGATAGAAGTAGCTCTTATGGACGCTGCAGACCAGGCAGGGAGGAAGCTACTTAGCGGAGAGATCAAGAGAGTAACCGAGCTTGTCAAAGAACGTCAGGCTATAGAGAAGAACAACGAATTTATGGAGGAGAGAAAAGAGCTGCTCAAGTCCATAATAGGCCCTGCCCAGGATCTAATAAGATTCGAGGAGCATCTAAATGCACTCGTGAAAGAAGGAGAGATAACACAGGCTCAGGCTATTGCTAAACTGCAGGAGCTGAAGGAGCAGTACAAAGGTATTGAGGAGATTGCTCTTGAGCTTCCTAGTTACGAGAAGTCTAACGCGGATCTTGAAGAGCAGATAAATCTGCTACGGATGAGTAACACAGAGAGGGAGAGAGAAGCACAGCTGCTAGAGATTGACAAGTCTATAAAAGAGGGGCTCAGTCCTACCGAGAGAGAATCCTTAGACCTGCAGCTACAGAAGGTACAAGCTCTGCAGACTTTCAACGATCTGGTACAGGATAGTGTTACTCCACAGATGCAGCTGCTAGAGATGGAGAAGCAGCTCACTCTTGCTCGTGACGAGGGGCTTATATCAATACAGCAGTACACTGCAGCTATGGAGAGACTGAAGCTAATCTCTCTGGACTTTGCTACTGACACAGCCTCGGGTGTGACACGAGGTCTGCAGAAGATACAAGATGATATCCTAGACTTAGCCTCAGTATCTGAAGGGGCTCTAGTCAATGCGTGGCAAGGAGCAGAGCAGGCACTAACAGACTTCGTAACAACAGGAGAAGCAGACTTCAAGGGACTGATAGACTCAATACTAGCAGATCTCACGAGGCTTCTACTTCGTAAAGCTCTTCTGTCTCTCATTCCAGGTATAGGGCCTGCAGCTGGAGCTGCACCTATACCAGGCTTCCAGCACGGAGGCTCCTTCAAGGTAGGAGGTAGCGGAGGCCCTGACAGTCAGCTAGTAGCATTCAAAGCTACACCAGGAGAGCAGGTAACAGTAGGACACGGAGCTGCACCTAACGTCAATGTTCCTGCTCCTGAACTGAACGTACGACAGGTTAACGTCTTTGACCCTAAGGCAGCAGTTGACGCAATGGACACACGAGAGGGAGAGAAGCTCTTCCTTAACTTTGTCAGACGTAATCCTGGTCAGATCAAAAGGGCCTTAGGAGGAGGATAACGAATGGCCTTTACCACTAGTACAGCGGATAACTACCACGATCTACTTAACGATCTTCGTATATGGTTAACGGTCACTCTCGGTACGTGGACTGAGCTTGACTGGACTCCTCCTCCGAGCGGTATAGGTGTAGATCTGCAGGAGACTGCTTCACTGTCTTTGCAGGGGCCTGGTGCAGGTTCTGGTAAAGAGGTCTACGTAAACATAGACACGGTAGCAGATCTCACACCTATATACTCGTGGAGACTCTACGGGGCTATAGGCTACACACCGTCCGTAGCTCACGGTGCACAACCTGGAGCCGGAGGGCCTACCTGGTTCAACTTGAGCGGTAGTGCTCCAGGATCAATAACGTACTGGTTCTACGCTAATGACAGACGCTTCGTAGTGGTAGCTCTCTGTGGAGGTACTAACTATATGAGTATGTACGCGGGGTTCTTCCTGCCGATTGCTCTACCTAGTGAGTATCCCTTCCCTCTGGTAATTCTAGGGAGCTATGACGAGATGAAGCAACCGGACTTTAACAATGCTAAGAACTCCAGCATAGTAGATCCTGGAGATGGGGCAGCATTCTACCGGAGACGTACAAGCGGTATCTGGGAGCCTATAGTAAATCAGGGTAGTGGTACAGGATCTGTTGTAGCAAAGAATGGAGAACGCTGCTTTATGTGGCCTCACAAGACAGGCCTTGCTACTGGAGGCTTCTCAGATAATCCGGACTACTGGTCTGAGTCAGGCTTTGGGAGGATGAAGCTCAACGGTAAGGATGAGTCAGTACTCTTCCAGCCTCATATAGTAGATATGCCTGCTAGACTCGTAGCAGGATCTCTCGAAGGGGTGTACTCCGTGTGTGGTCACAACCGAGTAACTAACCAGACACTGACGCTCGGAGGAAGGACGTTCCGTCTCTTTCAACGAGTCTTTAGGAACCAGGCAGGAGACTTCTTTGCTGTGGAGGAGGTGTAGTAATGGCCTATCAGAACACAAGTGCTACTGACGTATCAGACCTGTTAGACAAGCTCTATACCTTCGGTACGGTAACAGACGGAGCCTGGACAGGGGAGTATAACGAGGTAACTATAGTAGGGCCTCCTGAGATCCGTCAAATAGCTATGGAGGTCAGTAACTGTCATCTGGCAATGGGTACACGTACAGCAGACCTCAATATAGACAAAGCCGGAGAGACTGACGGCTACACGAGTGCAGCTCTCTCTAGTAGTCTTGACTCGGGGCCTCCTTATCAGTACCACGATCACCCTGACTCTATCGTAACCACTGAGACGGATAATGACCGCGTACGCTGCAATGATCTAGGGGAGCCTCCTTTTATTAATGTGTGGTTCTTCTCTGGTGGAGCAGGAGACGTTGAGTATATCCACATGGTAGTACAGACAGCTGGTGAGCGTTACTCTCACTTCAGCGTAGGTATCATTGACCCTGTAGGTCAGACTCATGCTGAATGTGCTTTCTGTTGTTCTATGTGGTGGGAGTGGTGGCTCAGTTCCTTTACTAATAACAACCCTGCTAGTGACAATCATAACTGTGGGTACTACTGGGGAGATGACGAAGAAGGACAGGTCTTCATACCTCATAGTGTGTCAGACCCTGTACTACCTACAGGCTTCCAGGACGTGAGCCCGAACGGTCTACCCTTCAATGGTAGTCAACTTACTACTGTAATGAAGAGAGACTGGGAGGATGAAGACCACTGGAACCCTCCGAGTCAGGGTAGGATACTTGACTTTACTCTCCCTTCATATAACCAGCCTACTACCGGAGGTACCGTTATGTGGGCTCTTCCTATGCTCTTCAGAGATACAGGGAGCCCGAGGAGTCACATTATGCTAGGGGTACTTCCTGGTGTTAGGTACGCTCGTATTGATGACGTAGCCCCTGGTACCGTGCTCACGTATGGTAGTGAGGAGTGGGTAATCTTCCCATTCAAGCGTAAGGGCCTGAGAGATAATACTGTCAGCGGGTCAGATCCGGTAGACCTCGTTAACACTATTGAGTACGGACTAGCGTACAAGAAGAACACGTAGGAGGTCTTATGAAGTTCGGAAGAGATGACTACGAAGGTAAAGCACTTGCAAAGAAGGTACCGGAAGAAGAGCCGGTCTTCTTGCTTCGTGCTCAAGACCAGTGTGCAGCTGCTGTTATCAGGTACTATGCAGCGCTCAACGAACTGCACGAGGGAGACCCTGCAATATCAGAAGCAGCACGGGCTCAGGCAGATGCTTTTGACGAGTGGAGTATCAAGAAGAGGGCTGATCTGTGATAACAGATATGGAACGTAAAAAGGTAACTATGCACATTAAGCTGCAGGGTTACCCTACTATGGGAGAAGTAGAGAGGGGCTATCCTCTTGAGGAGGACTACGAGTACCCTTCTGACTTCTACCCGTTCTTCGTGGGAGTGGATCTGCCCCGTATTGAGTCTCTGTGGCTGTGTGCTTGGGTTCGTCTTCTTCCGGCTCCTGGAGGGAACCATTACGAGGAGCCTCTAGAGGTTCGGAAGGAGCAAGCCGGTATACTCCGAGAGATCGTACGAAGACTCAACGAGACACAAGCACTGACCGGAGCTGAGAAGCAGGGACTAGGGGTACGTCCGTTCAGGAGGCCTGAGTAATGCCACTAAGAATGTCAATAGTAAACTACGGAGGGAAGCCGAACCCTAATACGCGGGGAAGGTGTGACAAGATAGCTGCTGGTCTGCAGAAGATTGCTAACGCTCTAGCTAATCCTAATGTGCAGTTTGTAGAAGCAGATGACGTAGAGTTCCCTATGGAGGGGCCTGGTGCAGCTGATACTACATACTTCCACGTCTCACTTATTACAGTGGGAGAGGGTACGGGGCCTCGTGACCCTGCTAGTCAGTTCAACGTAGATATAATTGTCCATCATGTAGTAGACCCTTCGGACTTAGCCGGAGGTATGCCTTGAGTCCTGATATTACAAGTCTACCCTCTGGTGACTCCTCTCCTCTTGAGTGGGACGAGTACGGAGCTGGATCTGCTCATTACGATAAGATCAATGAGGGAATGGGAAGCAAAGAGACTACTAACCGTATACTCGGGGTCTGTAGCTTCATTCCCAGAGATCAACACTCCTACCCTGCAGACGCTCCTGGTAATATGGACGAGGCTACACTTGTTACTATGCAGCTGTATTACAAAGGACTCAACGTAGGAGGAGGGCCTTCTAATAATCCTCAGCTCCGTGTGAGTCTATGGGTAGGTGCAGTCAGTAAGGGAGAGTCTGTCTGGGACGGCAACACAGGAGGAGCATATCAGGTAAGGAACTTTCCTACAACCCCTACGTTACCTCTGAGCCCCTCCGAGTATGACTCTCTACAGGTACGCTTCAAGGCTAACTTTGGTACGGGGCTCATACCTATTGAGCTACCGTAGTGGGTAATGGCAAGCTCTAATGTACATATAGCTACCGCTGACAGGATCACTACGTACACAGTCAACTTTACTGAGGACTTCTACGTAGATGAGAAGCTATCCTACCGGCTGGGTATTACGTACGAGGATGACGTAACCTGGTTCCTGTGGGCTCTACCTGGTACTCCTCCATTACCCCGAGCAGATCTGCCTAAGTTCCCTGAAGCTAGCATAGCTCCGGAGATGCTAGGCACTGTTCCTAACGCTCCTCCTGCTCCTATTCTACCTAGTGCTACTGCAGGTACAGGCCTCTACGAGTTCTACGTAGGTGACGTGTACTGGCGTATCTGGTGTATACCTGAGTTCCTGAGGCCCCAGAACCCCGAGCTTAACACTGATATTCCCTTCACTCTCTGGCAGGCCTACACGGATGACAACACGCTCAATAGTATAGGAGGGAGCGGACAGGACGGACTCACTCTAGACCTCACTCCTCCTCGGGCTTTCTTCCCTGTGGAGGAGATCGTAGTTAACCTGCAGATCACTCCTTCTGCTCCTAACCAGATTAGTGCAACGTACCTCTTCAACTTTGATGAGGGACAAGGAGTCTTCCTCTTTGAGACTGTTGTTAGTGACTGGATCAAAACTATACCCGAGACTCCAGTACGTGAGACGTGGAGCTGGTTAACCGATATCACTATAGGTAATGACTCCACAGAGCAGAGGACTGCAGTACGTAGACAACCGAGACGGGCTCTGGAATGTTCCTACCTCATTGAGGATGACGTAGAGAGACAGAGAGAGTATGACAGGATCTACAACCGGCTAGGCAACAGCTTAGTTATACCGTTCTATCAGTACTCTACCAGGCTCACTCAGAATAGCCTTATAACTGAGTCAAGGATCTACTTCAACCCTGCAAGAACAGACTTCCGAGCTAATGAGCTAGCAGTAATCTTCAGGCCTAGTACTGAAGAGTCCTTCCTCATTCAGCTAGGAGACCTGCAGACGGATGGAGCAGACACAGCTACTCCGTTGACAGTGGATCTCTATACCGGAGACATAATAGCTCCGGCTTTCAACTGCCGTCTTGCTAACCGTACGAGTATAGATATGACCACGGTATCAGGAGGGCTAAAGTTCAACGTCTTTTCAGAGGACTTCCGTACTACGTTCAGCAGAGTAGGCACATATCCTATAGGTAGTCAGGCTGTCATTAACACGTATGACGGGTACAACCTTCTTGACCGTTGCCCTATAGCAAACTCTGCAGTATCTGAGGCCTTCGATATTGACCCGCTTATAATTGACAGTGAGTCAGGTCTCCACGATCAAAGAACGGACTGGTTACACGTCTTCGTACAGGGAGGTAGGAGATGGAGCATACCGAGGATAGTTAACCCTACAGAGATGGACTGGTGGAGGGACTTCATTACAGAAGCATGGGGTATGCGTGAGCCCTTCCTTATGCCTACGTGGAGACAGGATCTCTTCTTAGCAGGTACTCCTAACGGGGGAGATCCTACAATAGATATCACGAGCACTAACTACAAATCTCAGTACTACTCTCATGATACGTACAAAAGGTTCCGCTTCACGAACCCTAATGGAGATCAGATCTACAGGAAGGCTGTTGACGCGGAAGACTTACCAGGAGGAACAACGCGGTTGACGTTAGACGTTGCTCTACCTCTTCTCCCCGAGTGGTCTGTAGGATTCGAGATAGAGTACGTTAATAAGGTACGCTTTGCGTCCGATACTTTCACGTTGACTCACTTTACTATGTACACAATACTTGAGGGAGCTATAAGGACGGTGGACGAGTGAGCACATACACAGACACAGAGGACAGTGCTCATGATGCTGCACCAGTAGAAGGGTACAAGTTCACAGGAACGTACGATAACTACTACTATACCAGTGCAGATCAAGACGAGACCATAGCAGGTAACCTCTATACTGCAGTCCCTATCAAGAGGAACGCTATACGCTCGGGTAGTCAGAATGATGACAGCCTAGACCTTGAGCTAGAAGTACCCTCGGATCTGCAGCTAGTGAGGGACTACGGCTACGGTATCACTCCTCCCCAGCTGGTACTTGAAGTAGTCCGGTATCACAGAGGCACGAACCCAGCTGTAGACTTTGCAGTTATCTGGAAGGGGCCTGTTACGAGCTTCTCTACCTCGGGCAAGCTCACTAAGATACAGGTACCTAGTGTCTTCACAGTAGCACTGCAGGGGGAGCTACCTAATGCTTACTTTCACAACCCATGTAACCACGTTCTCTATGATGCACGCTGCAAAGTAGACCCTGCCTCCTATAAGCAGGTCACTACCATAGTAGGTATCACTAGTGACACAGAGATAGAGGTAGCAGATGACGGCTTCGTAGACGAGTACCTACGAGCCGGAGAGATGTACAATACTACGAGGAACGAGCGTAGAACAATAGTAGACAACGTAGCAGATCTCGTAACCGTCTCGTTCCCATTCTTCAATGCTCAGGTAGGTGACACAGTAGAACTCTTTGCAGGCTGTGACCACGGCTACCAGACGTGTATAAACAAGTTCAATAATTCTCTTAACTATGGCGGGTTCCCGTTCGTTCCGGCAGACAACCCGTTCAGGTTCTCGTTATGATCTGGTTCACGCTACTACTCTTTGCAGCAAGCTTCTTTCTGTCAGTGCTTCTCACTCCTAAGCCTAACATTGAGAACGCTAGACCAGAAAAGCTAGGAGATATACGCTTCCCTCGTAATGACGAAGGCTCACCTATTCCTGTGGTCTACGGACGTGTCAGACTGCAGGCCCCTAATACGATCTGGTACGGACACTTCGGGTCAACGGCTATCACTGAGGAAGTAAAAACGGGCTGGTTCAGTGAAGAGACAGTAACGAAGGGTCATAACTATTACGTAGGGTTCCACTTTGCGCTGTGCTCGGGGCCTGGTGTGAAGCTAAAAAGGATCTGGATAGAGAAGAAGGCTGTATACTTCTCCACTCTCGGAGTAGGTGACGGAGGCTCGGGTACGATCAACAGAGGTAGCCTATTCGGAGGAAGGAATAAGGGAGGAGGCTTCGTAGGTACATTCTACTGGTACACGGGTGAGGACACTCCGGTAGGACGTGACGCTTACATGGTAGCTAGACTCGGGGCAGACTTCCCCGCTATGCCTGGTACGTGTCACGTAGTCTTTAGGAGGCCTTATATAGGCACCTCTGCACAGCTACGGCCTATGAGCTTCGAGGTAGAGAGGTACCCTGATAACCTCGGGCTTGACGGTCTGGGTATACAGATTATAGGAGATGACCTCAACCCTATGGAGGTTCTCTACAGTGCTCTCGTTGAGGAGTGGAACGGGTTAGGGGTAGACCCTTCGGACATTGATACTACCTCCTTCCATAACGTAGCTCAGACACTCTATGATGAGCAGAACGGTATGAGCATAGCTGTTCAGTCAACTAACACAGGTAAAGATATCATAGAGGAGGTACTCAGGCAGGTAGACGGTATCCTGTATCAAGATCCTGTTACGGGCAAGCTGGTAGTAGCTCTCATCCGAGAGGACTACGTAGTAGGTAATCTCCCAGTTTTTGACGAGAGTAACATTGAGGAGGTAGAGAACTTCACTCGTACGAGCTGGGCAGAGACTATGAACCAGGTACGAGTCAAGTTCTCCTGGAGGACGAAGAAGTACGAGGAGGCAGCTGCTCTGTCTCAGGATATGGCAAATATCCACATACAAGGCAGAGTACGTAGTACTACTGTATCCTTCCCTGGTGTGACTGTTCCAGGGTTAGCGGTTGCTCTCTCTGCAAGAGAACTCTCACAGGTTAGCGTACCTCTTTTCCGTGCAACGATACGAGCTAACAGACAGGCAGCACAGCTCCGGCCTGGTTCCCCGTTCGTGCTTAACTGGAGTGAGTACGGACTCAGTCAAGTAGTCATGAGAGTTCAGCGCTTTGACCTCGGGGAGCTAGTGCAGGGTAAGGTAGTAATGGAGTGTCTACAAGACCGCTTTGCTGCTGCTAATGCACTCTTCACCTCAGAGGATACCCTGTGGAATCCCATAGAGAGAGACGCGGTAGAGATTGAAGACTACAATATCTTTGAGACTCCGTACTGGGTTATACAGCAGATCAATAACTTTACTCCTCCGGAGGACTCAGGCTGGATCTGGGCTCTCTGTCGTTCTCCTGAGTTTATGATACGGTACGACTTCGTTACCTCTAATGATAACTTCCAGAATAACCTTGTAGTAGATCCTAACTACCAGAGGTACACGGAGAGCGCTAAGCTCGTCACAGCTATTCCCTTCAATCAAGGCCTACCCTCTGGCAGAATTGACAAGATTATAGTAGAAGATCCTCTACCTCCTGCAGTCACAGGCTACAGATACTGGGGCTTTGGCAGTAGTGTTATCTTCCGTGACATTAACGGAGATCAGAACAATATCAGGAACGAGGGACAAGGCCTTATAGTTATCAATGGAGAGATCTTTGCTTATGAAGACTTCAACTCGTTAGGTGGAGAGCCTGAGCAGTTCGAGTTACTCAATATCCACAGAGCACTACTTGACACAACCTTTGAAGACCACGTAGCCGGAGATACTGTCTTCCTGCTTAATAGTATTGACTGGTTATGTGCTGACGCTAAGCCGGACGTAGGTACTCAGTGGTGGAAAGCTCTTAGCTTCTCTGACGAGGACGGTCAAGACTTTGATGATCCAGACGTAGCGGCTGGTACTATCGTACTCAACAGACGCTACAAGCGTCCTCTTCCTCCGGATCTCATACAAGTAGGAGACGGGTCTAATGAGGGTAGGGCTCCTTTTGAGGTAATCGGAGTCAATGACATAGAGTGGACGGAGGCTAACGAGCGTAACAGGACTAGCCCAGATCAAGTAGTACTGTTAGGAGACTCAGGAGACCAGACGGAGACTAGCCCTGACACAACGTATAACCTCCGGATGACGCTTGACGGCTGGGAACTAGACGAGGTCACAGCTATTGCCTCGTGGGAACCAGGCCCAGCCCCGAACCCTATTGCTACGCTCACAGGTCTAGAGGGACACGGAGTAGCAGTGATAGAGGTAGAGTCCTATAGAGATAGTCCCTTCAGTGTGGCAAGTCATACTAAGGACTTCTTCGAGTTCTTCTACGCAAGCTACCAGAACCTCTCAGTTGAGCAGCTCAGTGACGGAGACTTTGAAGGGGCCTTCCCTGGTTCCTGGAGTGTGCAGGACGGTAGCTGGGATGACGAACAGACAGACTACCCGCTTGACCCTGTACGAGTCCTCGGGTCTATGTTTGACCAGGATCATGCGGAGACTCAGGGCAGCGGTAATCACGAGCTACGTCAGGACTGGACTATAGGTGCACGGTCAGGTAAGCAGGCTCTAGTTAGTGTCTACAAGGGCAACCTAGTTGACGGTATCACGGGGCAGCTGGAAGTAGAGCTACGAGATGGAGGGGGAGCGCTCGATACGATCACAACACCTCTAGAGGCTAGTCCGTATGCAAAGTGGGATAGACTAGAGATACCTCTACCTCTCCGGACGGATGCTACTATAGTACGAGTGAAGTTGATAGCTTCTGACGCTGGGGTAGCCTTTGATAATGCCTCCTTGAAGTATCATGACCCGAGCCCTACTACAGCGGCTAAGTACGATAGCTTCACAGGAACAACGGTAGAGGGAGCGTGGGGCCTCCGTAAAATGGTATCTACCTACGCTGGGGCTCTCGTTCGTATACGTGATACCTTTGATGACTCAGAGCAAGACGTAGGGGCAGATCCAGACGGCAACCTAGCTCCATTCTTTGTGAAGGGTCAAGCACGAGTAGTCAGGCTCTATGACCAGTCAGGCAACGGAGCTAACCTGGAGCCTTCAGTAGTAGGAGACCAGCCTAGACTCTACTACAATATGTCTCCTACTGGACGTGCTTATATACGCTTCAACTCTCAAGGAGCTAATGACGAAGCTCTGCAGGATACGATAGCGGGTACTACCCGTCCGTATATGATTGCACGGCCTAACTTCTTCCTGGTAATGGGAGGACAGAGAGACTCAACTAATGACTACATAGTAGCAGTACCTCACGTAGACGGGTCACATAGTAGCCCGTATGCTAGATGGAACCTCGGTACTAATCCGGATGACTGGCACTACAGGGTTGATAGTGTTAACAATGTCTATGACGGAGCAGCGGGTAACGGATCTCCAGAAGGAGGGCTACACGTTCTCTTTATTGACCACAGCAACGGAGATCTATACCATAATGATGACACAGTAGCAGCTGATACCTTCACTGCTGCTGACACAACGTACCCGAACTCTACCAGGCTAGTGATAGGAGAGACAGGTAACCAGTCTCTAGAGTGGACTGGAGACTTTTACGAGCTAGCAGTAATATCAGGATCAGTAGGAGTCTCTGACAGACAAACTATGATGACTGACTTAGGGGCTTACTGGTTAGACGAGACAATATAACAATGGTAGTAGAAGCAATAGACATAGAGTTCAGACTCAGCGGAGGACAGAGTAACTTTGTTCCGGATGACTCTCTAGGAGGTCAGATCTCTAATGACCAGATCTCCTACTCTATCATTGAGAATCTCTTTGACAACGTGTCCAGCGGTGAAGCATCTTCCGGAGACACTGAGTACAGATGCTACTACATTATCAACACGAGTGACACGGACTCTGCAGACTTTGCAGTATACATAGGAGTAGAGACTCCTAGCGCTGACACACAAATAGATATAGGGCTAGACCCTGCAGGAGTAGGAGACGGCATCTCAACAGGAGTAGCTACCACGATAGCTAACGAGAGCACTGCTCCAGCTGGAGTGACATTCAGTCACCCTACAGACGTAGGGTCTGCACTCTCAATAGGTACCCTCGGGCCTGGAGACGCTCAAGCTATCTGGGTAAAAAGAGTAGTATCCTCTTCTGCAGCGTCCAGCCCTAGAGATGACGTGAGTATCAGACACGCGGTAGACACACCGTAAAGGAGGCCTAATATGTTCAAGGAACTTATGAGGGGCTTAGGTAAGGCTGGAGCTGCTGTAGTGAAGACTGCTGCTCCTGTGGTTCTTGCTGCCGTAACCCCTGAGGCAATCATCAACACAGCAGTAGGTGCAGTAGCAAAGCACGGTATATCTAAGCTGCCTAACGGAGCTATACCGTATCTTAACCTCGGTATCAGTTCGGCAGTCTCGTACGCTAAGAACGTTGTAGCTACAGGAGACTGGGCAGGATCTGTAGGGGTTGCTCTGCAGGAAGGTGGGGTACTAGCTGGAGCAAGCACGCTCCTGCACCAGTCTCTTAAACTTCCGCTACGTACAGCGGTATCAAGCGAAAAGTGGGCTAAGCGTGTAGGCCCTGGTGAGACTTTCAGCTTGTAAAGGAGGATGAGTAAAAGTGGCAACAATCAACGCTGACAAGAAGACAAGAAGACAAGAGTAGGCCCCTTCGAGGTCTGGTCTTTTCTAGACGTAGATATGACTCAGGACTGGGAGACTGAGAAGTATCCAGGCCCTGCAGATATCTTCTCCTATTGCGTAGAGCAGACAACAGGGTTGACAGGGACTCCCACGGGCCTGACTGCAGAAGGTAATGTAGCCTTCGGAGGCAAGCCGGAAGCGTGGTACGGGCTGACGAGCTTTGTTAAGCCTGGTTCGTCTTCAGCAGAGGCTTACCCTGACACAGCCCCAGCTAACGGGAAGTACACTGCACTAGGTACCGTCAATGCAGTGAGAGATATAGGCTCGTACGGCTGTAGGTTCAACGGTCTACGTCTCAAGTGGGTAAAGAACACAGTCGCAGCTGGAGTCTTTGACTTCCATCTGATATTTAAGCCCTCTAAGTAGGAGGCTCTGTGGATAACGGCAAGATGCTAGAAGTAATCCTAGAAGAGGTACGCTTCTGCCGAGGATCTATCACTACTCTAGATGACAAACTAGACAGGAAGATAGATATAGTACACAGTAGGATTACTCAAGAGAGTGGAGAACGTGCTACGCTTGCTACTCAAGTGAGCTGTCAAGCGGGTAAGATACGGGGCCTCGTGTCTCGTATCAACTGGGTATACGTAATCCTCGGGGGATTCTTTCTAGCTGTCGTAGGAGCTGCCCTAGCTCTGGTATTTAAGGGGTGAGTTCTCATGATAAAGGTAGGAATCCTAGTAGGTCATCACGGAAGAGGTACAGGAGCAACGCTGAGAGATCGTGACGAGTGGAGCCTGTGCTATGCAGACGCTCTCAACCTCGTGCAGCAGCTCGATAGTGAAGGGCTCCTCTGTCCGGTCTTCATTCATATTGACGGGGCCTCTCATCCGTGGGACATAGTACAGAAGATAAGTAAGCTAAGCCCTCCTTCGTTCCTCGGGGGAATGGGTAATATAGACGCTAGGGTAGAGTGGGCTCTTAGAGACTCTGTACAAGCAGCTGTTGAGTTCCATCTCAACCGCTCTACTCTCAACTCTCTAGGGTTGACGAAGGCCACAGGACACGAGGTCTTTATACGTAAGTTTCCAGGCCCTAAGACCCGCAAGCTGGGAGAACTTCTTATAGAGGAGTTCAACCGTAGCCTCGGTAACAAGAACCGAGGGCTAAAGCGTAAGAGCTTTCGAGTGCTCCGGAAGCTTCACGCTCGTAACATACCTGCTGCTATACTTGAGCCTGCCTTCCTTGCAGAGGATAGGTGTGTATCAAAAGAGTGGCGGGGTAACTACGTAGGAGCGGTCAAGACTGCTCTCTACAGGTTCTTCAACCTAAAGTAAGGAGGCCTCGGTATGAGTCCGTTAGATCATCCTGAATACCGTGCAGAGGCAGACAAGCTCATTGTAGCGGCTAACGCTATCAAAGACGCTGCCGAAGAGCACGGAGTCAAGAGTACAATGTTTACTATGGTTCTTCTCGGGGAACTCATGAAGACCACTCAGGTAGCGGGTAAGTTCATCTCGTTACCGAAGAGTGAGCGTGACGAGTTCCTTGCAGAAGTCTGGGACGCGGGTATAGGCAACGAGCCTAACGCTCTCGTCAAAAAGGTTGCCTTCTTCGAGGGTGACGCTCTGGAGAAGATCACTGACGGGTTGAAGGCTGGAGCACTCAGCTTCTTCAACAAGGGTCTTCCTGCTACCCCTGCTTAGAGCAAGCGAACGAAGCAAGGAAGAGGAGAGGACGGGTAGTCAACCGGCTACCCGTTCTTCCTTCTACGTATCCTCACTCTTAACCATACGTAGCCTTGTCCGAGTAGTACTCCGGCTACGATCACAAGTAACCATAGAGCTACGGTCTTCATCTCTTCTGCCTCTTCTTTACTCTCCTGTGGAACCTGTTAGTTACCGTGTCCTTGAAGCGTATAGCCCCTAGTATATCCTCGTCAATAGTTCCCTTGCAGTAAAGTAACCACAGATCTATAGGCTCCTTCCCTCGTACCTGCAGACGTGATAGCAGCTGGTCAAAGTCAACGTAGCTGTGAGTGCAGGAGTATACTGCAGCAGAGTTAGCCTCGTAGAGATCTACTCCAGTTCCCCCAGCCCTGACCTGTACTACGAGGTAGTCTATCCGTCCAGCCTGGAAGTCATCTAGTATCTCTGTTCTGTGTTGCCTATTCTGACCGCTTATGTAGTCTATAGCAGCGTCTGGGTACTTCTCTTCTAGCAGCTCTAGTATGAGTTCCAGCTCTTCCTTGAACTTGTAGAAGATAACCGTAGGAGTCTGCAGCTTAGGAAGGAGCTTGCCTAGTCTCTTGAGCTTCGAGCTACCTACTCTGTGCTGTATACGCTTCTTCCCCTTCTTCTCAGTTATGAAGCCTCCTGTTAACTGCTGTAGCCTGACCTTCTGAGTAATCTTGAGAGGGGCTCTGAAGACTTTCCTACCTAGACGTGTAACAAAGTCCTCCTCCATCTCTCGGTACAGCTGTCTCTGCTTCCCTCGGAGGAAAACTGCAGCACGCTTGATCCTCAGAGGTTCTATACCTACTTGAGTCTTAGTGACTCTCATTATGTATGGGCTTATACGGCTGTAGAACTCGGGGAGCATTGACGGCCTATACCGTCTCTCTTTTCCTTTGTAACCACACGGACGTAGGAACTCCTCGTCAAAGTCCTGCCATACGGTACCGAAGAGAGTAGGATCTAAGAAGCGGAACTGAGCCCACAGCTCTTGAGGGTCTTGCTTAGCTAGCTTGCTTGTGTCTGGGTTCTTGAGATCCTCTAGGCCTTTGTCAATCGGAGTACCTGTCAGAATGAGCTTACGCTCACAGTCTTTGATACGGCCTATAGCCTTTGACTGCTTCCCATTCCTGCTACGTAATCTCTGGGACTCGTCAACGTAGCCTAGTGTCCAGTGGTTCTTGACTAGAAAGCGTGATATCTTAGGTACGGCCTCGAAGTGCACGAGCAGCAAGCGGGGCCACTCCGTATCTACGTACTCCTCCCAGGAACGGCAGACACTTAGGCCCCTGACTTGCTGCAGAACTCGTACCCATGCTGTCTCTATATTCGATAGTGGAACAACCCCGAGGATCTCTGCTTCAGGGTGTAGGATCTGCTCTACTATTGCTGCTGTAATGTAGGTCTTACCCGTACGCTGCTCACAGAATAGGGCTGAAGCCTCTCTACCTAGAACGAAGTCTACTACGGGTCTTTGCTCTTGCCAGAGCCCTCCGTACAATCTTGACTGCTTCCTGTGGACTGGTGACAACGTCTGATACTCCTCCCTCCTCTCGTACTTCGTCTATCCGGTCTTGCTGTCTCTTCGTAGCTTTGTTACCTGGTACCTTTACCTCAAGCTCGAAGTACAGCCCACGGACACAGCCTACGAGGTCTAGCATAAAGGGCTGATACTCTTCCCCGTGTATCTTCTTCCACGTTCCCCCTACCTGCTCCTCCAGCTCCTCTACTATACGGGTCTTTAGTCTTGTCTCAGGTTGTACTGGCATGGTAACGAAGAGGGGAGGAGGCCCCAGATAAGAGTAACTCTAGTCCAGAGCTTTGACCTCCCCAGCGTGAGCCCACTCCTCTAGTCTGCTTCCGGCTCTTCGATATAACCGGCTTCCTCCAGAGCGTCAAGCACAGCGTTACGCTTCTTACCGAGCGTCTTGTACTCTCCGAGGTCTACGTCAAGCTCGTAGTCCTCTATCACGTCTTCGAGGTCTGAGGTCTTCATCTCTAGTACCTCGTCTTCGGACAACGGGTCTAGATCCTCTCCTCCGTCCGGCTCTTCCGGCTCGTCTTCAACCTCGGTACGCTCGTCTTCTTCCTCGGGTTCTTCTTCTGCATCCTCCGGAAGAACGTCAACGATACGAGTACGCTTACGGCCTTCGTAGGTCTCGTCTGCAACCTCAACGAAGCACTCTAGGCCTTCCAGCTCAGAGGGTACGATATATTGAGTCCCGTCCGGAACTTCCACACCGAGACAATAAAGAGTATTATTGAGATTGAAGAGAGCGTGCTCCTGTAGAGAC